TAGATGCAGTTAATCAGGCCAACATTCAAACTAAAGAGGCAGTTGAAGAAGCTAAGAAAAACGTACAGGGACAGAAAGATGCAACTGATGCACTAACACAGGGCGTAACCGACGCCGCAATTGCTGCACAAGACTTTAAAGTTGGACTTCAGGAAGTATTGTTGCCAGCAGTTACCGATTTTGCTAGAGTAAGTGGTGATATGCTAAAGTCTATGCAGGAAATGGTAGCTGGCGCAATGGGCACTAAGAGCGAATCATTCTGGGATAAGACTAAACGCATCGGCAGTGCAGCTCTAGAAGGTGGTATGACTGGTGCTCAAGTCGGTGGCACAGTCGGGGCAGTGGGCGGATCGGTAGTTCCCGGTATCGGTAACTTAGGCGGTGCAGCATCTGGAGCAGTTATTGGCGGAGTATTGGGTGGCCTCACTGGTGCTATTAAGGAAGCATTTTGGGGCGAGCCCGGTAAGGCTCTAGGCGGAATTTCCGAAGGACCGACGTCGGGATATATGGAAAAGCTGCATGGTACTGAGGCTGTAGTACCCTTGGGTGCTGGTAGATCTATACCAGTTGACATAAGCGGCATGGGCACTGCATTGAAAGATATGGCAATGCAGTCAACATCAGCCGGCGGCGCAGCAACGGCAATTCCTGGGATGCTGGGTAGCACGACCAGGGATTCGTTGAGCATTTCTAGTGATTCGTTAGCACAGGAACAATTGTCATTGCTGAGAGAAATTAAAGAAGTTCTATCTGGCAGCAAAGACTTGCAGCAACAATATGTCTACAACACCTATAATTAAGTTAAATATGAATACTGTGAGTAATAAACAATGAGCTGGAAAAAATATTTTAGAACCTCGAATCCGCAAGGAACTGTAAGTCCAATTGGTAGCAATCCTAGTGGAAACGGCGGCCAAGCGGCTTACAGGAATTATCAGAGCAATTTGCCCGAAATTTATATCGGCCATCCTAATCGTACTGAGCGATATAACCAGTACGAGCAAATGGACATGGATAGCGAAGTTAACGCCGCGCTGGATATTTTGGCAGAATTTAGTACTCAGCCCAGTGTTGAAACTAACTTGCCCTTTGACATCAATTTCAAAGACAAGCCAACTGACAGTGAAGTAAAAATCATCAAAGAACAACTGCAACAATGGGTGTCTTTAAACGAATTTAACAAGCGCATCTTTAAAATTATGCGCAATACACTCAAATACGGTGACCAAGTATTTGTTCGTGACCCAGAAACATTCAAGTTGATGTGGGTTGAGATGTCAAAAGTAGTCAAAGTTATTGTCAACGAGGCTGAAGGGAAAAAGCCCGAGCAATATATTGTTAAGGACTTGCAGCCTAATTTTCAAAATCTAACGGTGACTGCGGTCACAACCAGCGATACGTATACTAATCACCCTCAAGTGGGCGGCGCAGGCGGCAGTTATGTACAGCCAAATACTCCATATTCTGGCGGTAATAGATTTAGCCATGCCCAAAACGAAAGCGTATTAAATGCAGAACATATTGTTCATTTAAGTTTAACAGAGGGCCTGGACTTGTTCTGGCCTTTTGGTAATAGTGTACTAGAAAACGTCTTTAAAGTTTTTAAGCAAAAAGAATTGCTTGAAGATGCGATTATTATCTATCGTGTACAACGTGCTCCAGAGCGTAGAGTGTTTAAGATTGACGTGGGCAACATGCCAAGTCATATGGCTATGGCCTTTGTGGAGCGTATTAAGAACGAGATTGCTCAGCGTAGAATCCCAACCCAAACCGGGGGCGGGCAAAACATGATGGATGCAACTTATAATCCGTTGAGCACTAACGAAGATTTTTTCTTCCCCACTACCGCAGAGGGCCGCGGCTCTAGCGTAGACATTTTGCCCGGGGGATCAAATTTGGGCGAAATTACCGATTTGCGTTTCTTCACTAACAAACTATTCCGTGGCTTGCGTATTCCTAGTAGTTATTTGCCTACAGGCGTTGACGATGGCACACAAAGTGTAACTGACGGTAAAGTAGGCACTGCACTAATCCAAGAATGGCGTTTTAATCAGTACTGCATGCGTTTGCAGCGCATGGTAGTAGACAAGTTGGATCAAGAGTTTAAGATGTTTATGCGTTGGAGGGGTATCAATATTGACGGGCAGTTGTTTGATATTGTATTCAATGAACCGCAGAACTTTGCAAACTACAGGCAGGCAGAAGTTGATACTGCTCGTATTAATACGTTTACATCATTGGAGGGGTTCCCTTATTTTAGCAAGCGTTTCTTAATGAAACGCTACTTGGGCATGAGCGAACAAGAGATGAGTGAAAACGAAACGATGTGGATGGAAGAAAAGGGCGAAACCAACGAAGTCCCTGCAGAAGATGTTGGCATGCGAAGTATTGGTATCACTCCAGGCGGGTTAGACACTGACTTAGCAGCCGCAACCCCTCCATTAGATGCAGGCGCAGATGTTGCTGGTGGAGCTGCCCCAGTACCCGGCGCAGGCGGTGCACCCGGTGCCCCGGCAGCAGCCGCAGCCCCGGCAGTTCCGGGCATATAAATATAGTTTTGGGTTAAATAACTTATATGTTTATATGTGAACTTTTTGAGCCTACACCAGACGGCTACAGCACTGAGAAGGATGACAACTCGGTGCAAAAATTGTCTGATGTGCGTAAGACACGTTTGAGTCTAGCTCAAATCAATCGTCTCCGAATGATGAACGATGTTCGTAAATTTGAGCACGAAAAGAAACTAACAACAATATCTAAGCAGTATAAACCTGCAGAAGATGTTGGAGCACCAGCATTATAACCCCAAATTCCTTCAAAAACACCTATATAACTAGTATATTTCTGTATAGGTGTAAATATCTAACAAGCTTTAATCATTATAAGGAGTTCTCATGAACAAGTATGAACAGCTAATTGAATATATTATCAATGAGCAAGAAGACAAAGCTCGCGAACTGTTCCACCAAATCGTTGTGGAAAAGAGCCGAGACATTTACGAAAATCTCATTGACGAAGAAGACTTTGACGAGTCCGTTGGTGGCAACCAAGTTGACAGATTGGCTGGAGATATCCAAGCCGATGAGCAAGGTATGCAAGAAGCCGAAGACGAATTTGGCGACGATGACATGGGCGGCGATGACGACATGGGCGGCGATGACGACATGGGCGGCGATGACTTTGGTGGTGACGACATGGGCGGCGATGACGACATGGGCGGCGAAGGCACCCCAGAAGAGCGCATTTCTGATCTAGAAACAGCACTAGACGACCTTAAGGCAGAATTTGATGCCCTAATGGCCGGCGAAGAAAATGAGCCTGAGCACGCTGATATGTTTGGCGGTGACGAAGGTGGCATGGACGACGGAGAAGTTGATTTTGACATGGAAGAGCCAGCTGAAGAAGGTTTCATGCGTGAATACGTAGAAACTGTTGCTAAGCCTTCTATGAACACCGAAGGTGGCGCAATTGGCGCTAAGGGCGATGGTGCAAATGTTAACAAACAAAGCATCGTAGCAAAGCCAAATCGTATGGGCGGAAGTTCTAGCAACATCGTAAAGGGTGGTACAGAACAAGCTGCTGACGGCAAGCCAACACCAACACCAAGCAACGAATACACTAAAAAGCGCGGCGAGCTAAAGGGTGCAGGTTCTTTCGAGAACGTCCCTGGGGCTAAGACCAAAGGTTACACAACCAAAGCTACAAGCTACGAAAAGGCCAAGGGTAAAGAAGGCGAAACTACTGATGGTAAGTTGCCAGTGAACCCAAAGAGTCTTTCTGGTGGTAAAGTACGTTAATTAACAAGTAGACAGCAATGGCCTCTTACTTAAAAGAAAATCTTACATTTGACAATGCCAAAATGGAGATCATCCTCGAGGATGACTCCTCTGGCAAAGGTAAGAATCTTTTCATGAAGGGTGTTTTTATCGAAGGCGGCGTAAGAAACGGCAACGATAGAATTTACCCAGTTGGAGAGATTGAAAAGGCTGTGTCTGCTATTAATGAACAAATTAAGACTGGTAACAGTGTTTTGGGTGAAGTAGATCACCCAGATGATTTGAAAATTAACTTGGACAGAGTTAGCCACATGATCACTCAAATGTGGATGGACGGTCCTGCCGGGCACGGCAAGCTAAAGATTCTACCAACTCCAATGGGACAACTAGTTAAGACTATGTTGGAAAGTGGAGTGAAACTAGGAGTGTCCAGCAGAGGTAGCGGAAACGTTAACGAAGCAAATGGACATGTTAGTGACTTTGAAATAGTCACCGTAGATGTTGTTGCACAACCCAGTGCGCCTCATGCGTATCCTACCCCAATTTATGAGGGTTTGATGAATATGAAGCATGGTCACAGGGCTCTAGAAATGGCCAAAGAGGCCCAAGAAAATCAAAGAGTGCAGAAGTATCTAAAAGAGCAGGTAACTCGCTTGATTAGAGACTTAAAATTATAGGAGAACCACAATGTTTGATGCTATCAAGCCATTATTGGATAGCGGCATTATTAACGAGGAAACTCGCAGTGCCATTAACGAAGCATGGGAAACCAAGCTTGTTGAGGCACGAGAGCAAGTTCGCGCTGAATTGCGTGAAGAATTTGCTAGCCGTTATTCACACGACAAGAAAGTAATGGTAGAAGCTTTAGACAAGATGGTAACTGAAAGTCTTACTGCCGAACTCGCTGAGTTTGCAGGTGAGAAAAAAGCCGTTGTTGAAGATCGTGTGAAGTTTCGTACTCACATGATGGAAAGCGCAGGCCGTTTCAATGAATTTCTCACTAAGAAATTGGCAGAAGAAATCCAAGAGCTACGCAAAGATCGCAAAATGCAAGTCGAAAACGTTCAACGTTTAGAGCAATTTGTTATCAAAGCGTTGAGCGAGGAAATCAAAGAATTCAGCCAAGACAAACAAGCTGTAGTGGAAACTAAAGTTCGTTTGGTTGCAAGTGCAAAACAAAAAATCGCTGAACTTCAGCGCAAATTTGTTAGCCGCAGTGCAGCTCTTGTACAAGAAACAGTTACATCTAATCTAAAGTCGGAACTAACACAGCTAAAAGAAGACGTACAACTTGCTCGCGAGAACATGTTTGGTCGTCGAATCTTTGAAGCTTTTGCTAGCGAGTTCGGTGTTACTCATTTAAATGAGAACAAAGAAATCCGCAAGCTACAACACAAGATTTCTGAGCAAACTCGTATTATCGAGACTGCTAAGAAAATTGTCAACGAAAAAGACCAAATTGTTGAGTCTAAAAATCGTGAATTAAAAGTTATCAAGGAATCAGCAGAACGCAAAGAAAAACTAAGCGAAATGTTGAAGTCATTGAATCGTGAGAAAGCTACTGTTATGCATGAGCTTCTCGAGAACGTCCAAACTGACAAGCTACAGTCGGCGTTTGAAAAGTATCTACCAGCAGTTTTAAATAACTCGGTTGTTAAGAAGTCTGAAAAGGCAGTTCTTAGCGAATCGCGTGTTGAAATTACAGGAGATAAGTCTGCTAAATCTACAGCCAAAGACACTAATGTCATTGAATTGAAGCGTTTAGCGGGGCTATAAATAAAAATAGTTTAACCTTAAGGAAAAAAGAAAATGTCACAAGAACTATTAGAAAGCCGTTGGGGCGAAACTAAAGATGCCCTGTTAGAAGGTCTACAAGGTTCGCGCCGTACTTCGATGGCTGTAGTATTGGAAAATACTCGCAAGCACCTAGCTGAAAATGCTACTTTGGGTGCAACTCAAGCTGCTAACGTGGCGACTCTTAACCGTTTAATTTTGCCGGTTATCCGTCGTGTTATGCCTACAGTTATTGCTAACGAAATCATTGGTGTTCAGCCAATGACCGGACCTGTTGCACAGATCCACACATTGCGTGTTCGTTATGCTGAAAGCATGAACGATGGTTCTGGCTACGCTACTAGCACTACTGCTGGTGACGAAGCATTGAGCCCATTCAAGATTGCTGTTGCTTACTCCGGTGACGCTGCTACTGGCCGTGCTGCTGGTACCGCTGCACTTGAAGGCGTTCCAGGACGTAAAATTAACGTTCAGATCGTTAAGCAAGTTGTTGAAGCTAAGACACGTAAATTGTCTGCACGTTGGACATTTGAAGCTGCTCAAGACGCACAAGCCATGCACGGTTTGGACGTTGAAGCAGAAATCATGGCTGCTTTGGCACAAGAAATTACAGTTGAAATCGACCAAGAGATCCTAGGTTCCCTACGTGCTCTTGCTGCTCAAGAATTCACATACGACCAAGCTGCCGTATCCGGTACTGCTACATTCGTTGGTGACGAACACGCTGCTTTGGCAGTGTTGATCAACCGTAGCGCAAACTTGATCGCTCAGCGTACACGTCGTGGCGCTGCTAACTGGGCAATCGTTTCTCCAGCTGCATTGACTGTACTACAGTCTGCAACTACAAGCGCATTTGCTCGTACCACAGAAGGTACATTCGAAGCTCCTACAAACACCAAGTTTGTTGGTACTTTGAACGGTGCAATGCGTATCTATGTTGACAGCTATGCTAGCGACTCCACTCCAGTATTGGTCGGTTACAAAGGAACTTCTGAGGCTGATGCCGCAGCGTTCTACTGCCCATACATTCCGTTGATGAGCTCTGGCGTTGTTCTAGATCCAGCTACTTTCGAACCAGTAGTTGGCTTTATGACACGTTATGGTTACATTGAGTTGACTAACACAGCTTCTTCTCTAGGTAACGCAGGTGACTACGTTTCTGAGATCGCTGTTCAGAACCTAAGCTTCCAGTAAATCGGAAGTCCTTCGGGAAGGAAAAGGGCTTTAGGGCCCTTTTTCCACGATCAAAACTAATGCTGATAAGTATATTACAAGGACGTATTATGATAATTTCGAATAGATTAGAACAATGGGATACAATGTATCCATCTGGCGGATATATGGTAGATAGGGGCGAATTTTCGTTGCCCGATTTTTGCAAACATTGTTCCATATACGGTTACAGTTATGGTGATAGCTGCATTACTGTTGATGGTAAAAATCATTACTTAGAGGGCGGGCAATACTTTGGACTTACAGTTGATCAGACTATGTCTGCTACTGTTGCAGAAAAAATGTTTTTGATTGTACGCCTAGGTTATCGCGTACCTAATACTATCGGGTGGGTTGAGTCAAAGGGTAGACTTACGTACATTGATGGATGTAGTGACAGTTTACTAGTTTTTCCGGCTAGATTAGGCGACAGTAGTTTGAATTTATTATACTTTCCTGAAGGAATTGACCAATCCTTTCATACGCATCCTAGTTTAAGATTGGGCTGTGTTATTGCCGGATCTGGATTTAGTCAACATGGCAATAAGGGCAGCGAGCGGGAAGATCTGCTGACTGTTGGGACAAGTTTTTGTTTACAAGAACAAGAGCGTCACAGGTTCAGAACTGAAGGAAGTAGCATGACTGTTATTGCATTTCATCCAGATGGTGACTGGGGCCCAACTGATCATAATCACACTATGCTGAATAGGACATACTTGTCAGACAAATAAAAAACCGGCCTAGGCCGGTTTTGTTATATAAAGCTATTGTTGGGATTATACCATTGCAATGGTTTTATATTATAGTGAAATTTGTGATTAACGTCAATTACATCACAAGCATGTTTGAATCTAGTTACATTACTCAAGCTGGGCTTTTTAATTTTGTGCAAATATTCAGGGGCATTAATAGTCTTAGCTACTAGCTCTCTGGCATGAAATTTGTATGAAATATAGTTACCCTGATGTTTATGGGTGCGATCCTTTAAGCTCCATAACTGAAATTCTGTAGTATTGAAGAATTGCTGATAGTAATTGGCTAGATAATTATTATCAATAT